GTGACACATAGTAGTGATGTATACCTACTACAAGGCAAACACAAACATGGAATTCCTGTCAAATGCCCTCATTGTAAAGAAGAATATAAAATCATTATCAAAGTAAAAACCAAAGGGCATCAAGAGTATCACACAAGTTAAAAGTACCCTTTAAATAAAGGTAAGATTAGCCTAAGTCAATTTCGATTTGACTTAGGCTTTTCTGTTTGCTATAATGAGAAATCTATTAGTTATTTCTCGTTGGGGGTATACATGGCACAAGAAAAGAAGAAGAGAGTTTTTAGACAGAAAGATTCCCCACAATATGTAGACAACAAACTCTTTGCACAATCCCTAAGTGAATGGATAGTTGAAAATAGAGACAATGGTAAACGAAAGTACTGGACACAAATGCCAGATTACGTTGCCCATTGTTTGGTTAAGATTGTTACTCACTTTGCACTCCAAGGCTGCTGGCGTGGGTATTCCTACATTGACGAAATGAAGTCTGAAGCAACTATAAACCTTGTCAAAGGAATACACAACTACAATATTGCATTCTCCCCTAACGCATTCGCATACGCTTCCGAGATTGTTAGAAAGTCGTTTATCTTTGTTCTGGACAAAGAGAAAGCCCAAGCAGCAATAAAGAATGAACACATAAGTCGCCAAAGCGTCTACAATTACAACAACATAAACCTTGACAATGACGATGAAGGAAACGGTGCAGTATCACATGAATAAACCATTGATAGCGGTAATTGGAGACATTCACTTCTCTCACTCAGGACATTCGCATGAAAAATTTGCTCAACAAATGCGATTCTTTGATGAACAATTTTTCCCATACCTACTAAAACACAACATCAAAGATGTTTTCCAGTTGGGTGACCTGTTCCATGATCGTAACAGGGTAGATTGGTTCATTCTCAATGAACTGAAAAGACGATTTTTCAAATGGTTCGATGATAACTCTGTCCAGTTACATCTACTTTGTGGTAACCATGATACAATCTTCAAGAACACACTTGAGCATAATAGTTTGACAGAAACTACCCAAGAGTTCAAGAACATTACGGTCTATACTGAACCAACCATAATTAACTGCCAAACATACAAAATCGGGGTTAATCCTTGGATCATCGATAAGAAGAATCCAAACATCACGGCTAAAGCTGACATCATCCTGGGGCATTTCAACATCACTGGGTTACCAATGATGAAAGGAATCACATCAAAGGATGGTATTGACATTAAGGCTTTCAAGAAGTATAAACTTGTCCTGTCGGGCCATTTCCACATTCGAAGTATCACTGACAACTTCCATATGTTAGGGACACCAATGCAGCTGACTTGGAATGATTTTAACCAAGACAAGGGCTTCATGGTGTTGGATGATAAGTTCAATTATGAGTATATCCAGAATGAAATCAATCCCCAGTTCGTCAAGCTCTACTATGACAACGGAGACATTTCAGTTATAGGGCTAGATCACACTGAGATCCCCTGTAGCCTGTCGAAAGAGGAATCCCTAGAGGTAGTCAAGCATAACTACTGCCGACTGTTCACAAGGGCTGTGGATGATCCATTGAAAGTCGAAGCATATCATTCCTCGTTGTTGTTGGTATCTTGTGACAACTACAAAATTGATATTGTCAATCTCAAAGATGTTGTTGAAGATTTTGATGCCAGTGAGTTTGATGATAGCTTTGAAGATGGTGAATCGACAATTCAAATGATCATGGCTTGTATTACTGGTATGACGTTTGAAGAGGGCATCGATAAAGATCTTCTGGTTGAAATGAGTAAGCAAGAGTATAAATATGCCCATGATGAAGCATTGTCGATAGGAGAAGATGAATGAACCAAGAACTAGCTATATTCATTGGTGAAAGTGTAATGATTTTGGGAGCTGTATTGTTGCTCCTAGGGGCATTCGCTGGTTGTTTGGTGATGATCAATCGGTTAGTATGGGCATTACTAAGTTGTTATGGTGGTATCAAAACTTTCCGAGAGTATAAAAAGTGGTATCACCTTAACAAACTTCAATCAAGGGTACAAAAAGAAGAAATATTAAAACATGATTTTATGGGAAATGATAAATGATTGAATTTAAAGAACTAAAGTACAAAAACATATTATCATATGGTAATAACTACACTACAATAACATTCGAAGAGGGTATCACCCGCTACTCAGGGAAGAATGGTGATGGGAAGTCTACCCTAATCGAAGCATTGAACTTTGTTCTGTTTGGTTCCCCTTATCGTAAGATTAAGAAGGGTCAATTAGTAAACTCCAAGAACAAAAAAGGAATGGAAGTTCACCTGACATTCCAAAAGCAAGACGATGAATATCTAGTGATCAGGGGCATCAAGCCTGATATCTTCAAGATCTATAGGAATGCTGTATTGGTTCCAGTTTCATCGTCAGTCAGGGGGTACCAAGAGATCCTATCTGAAGACATTCTCCAGTTTGATGAGAATATCTTTAACCAAGTAACGGTAAAATCCCTCACCAAAAACATGTCATTCATGTCCTTGGTCAAGGGTGAAAAGCGTAAGATCATTGAAAATATGTTGGACATTGAGATATTTTCAATCATGGGAAAGAACATCAAAACTAGGGTTGATGCATGTGAAGTAAATCTCAAAACTTTCAAAAAAGACGTAGAAAACAACCAATTACTGATTGACCAAGAGCGTGAAAACCTTGAGAAATTGATCAATCTCAAACGAAAAATGGAAGAAGAAGCTAACCGTAATATTCAAATATACCAAGATGAAATCAATGAACTAAAGGCTACAAATCAAAAATACAACAAAGGGCTGGATATTATAGCCAGGAAGAAATCCCAGAAAGTTGGGGTACAAAAAGAGATCGCTGCTTTCAAACAGACCATCAAAGATCGTGATCAGTTGATAGCCAAGCATGAAGCTACTGTAAATCTCCATGACAAGAAAATAGAGTTCCTATCCAAGACTTGCGGTGAATGCCCCAAGATCAAAGAGCTAATGGTTGCCGAAGATATATCAACCACCACAAAAGCCATTACCCACCTAAAGAAGTTGTCTGTTGAAAGTAGTACCCTGTTGACAGAGCAAGAGGCTGAACTAACCAAAATTGACAACATTCTAGGGAATGAAAGATTCTTAACTGAGTCGATCACAAAGAACAAAGCACGTATATCTACCCTAGAACAAGTCATAAATAAATCAAAAGAGTCAATCATTGAGGTTGACGAGTCCAAACTTAAAGGGTACATTGCCACTAAAAAAGGGCTGGTTGTAAAGTACAACGAAGAACACAAGAAAAAGACTCACTTGGTTCTATTGAGAAGTTTGTACTCTGATGATGGGATTAAAACTTTTATCATTAAGAAGTATTTACCAACTATCAATAAGCTACTCAATACATATCTGGCTAAGTTTCAGACCGATATCATCTTCAATTTTGACGAAGAATTTAACGAAGTTGTGTTAACTAAATACAAAGAAGACTTCACTTATGAGTCTTTCAGTCAGGGGCAAAAGAAGCGGATTGACTTAGCTATCATGTTCGCTTTCATTAAGTTTGCCCAGTTGAAGAACAAGAAATCTGACACAAATCTGTTGGTGATGGATGAAGTTTTGACCAGCCTAGATGTACAGGGAACTGAAAGTGTAATGGAAGTTCTGTCAGATTATAAGAACAAAGCTAACAAAAGTATAATAACAATCAACCACTTGACAGACATTGACCCAGAGTTTTTTGACTTTAGTTTTGAAGTAGTTATCGAAAAAGGATACTCAAAGGTTAACAAAATTCAACTATGATAGCTAGAGCAATAAACATACTTGAACTAAGTTACAAAATCGTTGAAGAGGTAGAATCCGTATGTAAGAAAACCTTTGGTGAAACATATCGTACCCAGATATCGACAACAACTGAAATGTTTACCTTACTAACTGATCACTTCATATTAAACTTTTCTATAAAGGATACTCACTTTTTCCTAACATTCATAACAGGGCAAACAGGGAAAAATATAGCAAACTTAACTTCCCTACTCTTATGTGTACTGGAGCGGAGTGAGTTCACTTTGTTAGAAGATTCTTACTTTGATAATGTGGCTAATAAATTGGTGTTTGGTGTTGATGCCATAGAATCCAAGCATAGAGATACATTGGAAAGTGCTGGGAAGCGCAAATGCCCTATGTGTGATAGAATATTCATGACACAATTCTTTAGTGCCACTGGAATGTGCATTGTGTGTGAGCAATCCCAAGGGGAGTTTGTGTGGAATTGATTGTTGAAAAGTTAGCTAGGGAATCCAAAGTATCAGAAGAAGAAATAAAGTTGATGATTGAAACAATCACAACACGGTTGATCTATGAAGGATGCCCAAAAGACAATCCCAAGTTCACTCAATACTTAATCAAAAGACTAAGAACCCGCTTAAAGATAGCAGAATCAAAGACTTACCAAACATTCAAGCAGTTTTTCCAAAGATGAAACACTCAGGGGATACCCCTAAAATTGACTTCTCACCCAACTTGTGATAGATTAAGGTATATCCATTTGGTAGGCATAGATATCGCCCCTCAATGATGATATTTCCAATATGAACTTCAGCGTGACAAGATCCACATAAGTATGTGATATTGTCAGGACGATTCGATCCACCTAATGACTTTGAGTGTATATGATGTTTATGGTGTGCCTTGGATTGGCAAATCTCACAAAGTTTCATAACAGTATTTAGAAGGAGAAAATGAATGGCAGTTACTGAAAAAGAGTTGATGGAACTACGGATCAAACTGGAAAACAACATCAAGTTGAGCCGTGAGGAAAAGAAGATCCTCAAGGAAAATGATACCGAAGCCCAGGAGAAAAAGAAGAACATGAGCTTTGGTGAGAGGTTGAAGTTAGCATCAAAGAGTGAATATTCACAGCTCATGGGAGAGAATGAGGTAGACAACTACCCTATTCGTGATTGGATCTCAACAGGCAACTGGCTTTTCAATGCTCAGATCTCAGGTGATCCATTCAAGGGCTGTCCTTCTGGTCGTATCATGCAGCTGGCTGGTATCAACTCTTGTGGTAAGACATTCCTAATGTTGGAAACAATGAAGTCAGCCCAAGACCTTGGATATTTCGTTGTCATTCTTGATTCGGAATTTGCGAATAACGATAAGAATGAATTGAAAAAGAGAGGAATTGATATTGAGAATTGTCTCTTTATCCCTATCGATACTGTAGAGAATTGCACCACAACTGTTATCAATCTCCTTGATGAAATTGGAGTTGGCGACAAAGTTATTATCGGTATCGACTCAATTGGTAACCTTTCAACATCTGCAGAACTTGAAAACCTCACCGAGGGCAAAGAAACTGCAGATATGACCAGAGCAAGGAAGTTGAGGGCATTCTTCCGTACCTGTACATTGAAAGCTGGTATCAAGAATGTACCGATCATCCCTATCAACCATACCTACAGCCAGATTGGTGGGTTTGGTGGTCGTGTTGTAGGTGGGGGTGAAGGTTCCCTGTACAACTCGTCAATCATTGCTGAGTTCACAAAAGCCCAAGAGAAGTCAACTGACCAAACTGAAACTATTGGGGCATTGATCACTTCCCAAGTAACCAAATGTCGTACTGCTAAAGAGAAAACCAAAGTCAAGTTCTCAATTAGCTTTGAAGAGGGCTTAAAGCTTGAATCAGGGCTTTTGGAGTATTGCCTTGGTGAGAAGATGTTCTTAAAGGTAAAACAGTCCTACGTGTTCAATAAGACGATGGTAGGTAAAGAAAAATGGTACACTGAAGATGAATTCAGCAAAGGTAAGATGACCCAGGCATGGTGGAAGACTTTCCTTGACAATTACCTAGCTGACTACCTGAGAAATGAGTTCCGTTACCAATCATCTACAGAAGGAATTGAAGTTGTAGAAGATTAACAAAGTCCGATTGTGTCCTGTTCCCCTAGGGGAGTCCTTTATTTATAAGGGATTCCCCTCTTTTTGTTTGTCCTGTTTATGTCCTTATTTTTTAAATTGACGAGAAACTAAAGTGATGGTAAGTTGAATCATACACTAAACAACAAAGGAGATTTGATCATGTCTTTACTTTCTTACGATCCCAAAAATGTTTCAGTCAAGAACAACGTGGTTCGTTGGATCTCTAGTGGTCATGTTCCTTTCGAAGATATGCTCCAGCGAATGGTTGATGATGGGTTCATCACCCGTGAACAACTTCATGTATCTATCACCCAACGTGAAACTGATGTTGAATTGTCTTTGGCAAGATATCGCAAAGCACAAGAAAATCATGTTCATTCTGATGAAGAGTTGTATGAAATGAGGGCAGCTTTTGGGAAAGGTGCTGTTGTGGTCAATGCTATCACTGGCAAGAGGACTCAGCTATGAGAAGAAGAAATGTCAACCTGATCAAATGTGAATTCTGCAATGGCGAAGGGTGTGAAGAATGCACTTGCCGTGAGTGTGGGGATTTCCTTGAGGTTGGTCAGGGAGAAGGGACTTGTCAGGATTGCTTAGACAAACTTGAAAAAGAGTATTTAGAGAATTCAGAATGAAACATTATATCATCACTTATGTTAATGCTTATTATAAAGTCAAAACTACTGGGTATATAGAAGCAAATTCCCCAGAAGAGGCAATTAAGAACTTTGGGATTGTCGATGAAATTTTGAGTATAGAAGATTTGGAAGATGTACTAGCAGGGAGATTCAAATGAGTGAATATAAGTATGAAATCAAGAATATCCGTAGGGGGCGCAAGGAAGACAATAGGGATCAGTTCATCTACGCTGAACTTTGGAAAGTTCCTACGTTGACAAATGTTGGTGGGGTTCCAGAATTGTTGATAGCAGCAACCCTTGACCACATTACAATTCAATTCCTAGGTGGGAAAATTATATGACAGATAAAGAAATCCTAGAAGAGTGTAAACTAGCTTGGGTAGAGACAACAAGCTGGGGCTGGACACATGATGAATTTATGGGTCTACTAGGGTATCTAGAACCAAATGAAGAACGTACCCTTAAGAATGGTAAAGTGGTATGGGGTAGTTTGGTAAGTTATTGGTTTGTCGATTGGAAAGCATTTGAGCATGGTTGGGTTTGTGCCGCTAAACACTATGGAGTTAAAAATGAAACTTGAATGGACTAAACCATATTGTGGGATTCAGTATGTTAGCAACATCCCTAAACAACATCATATCTCAGTAGCCAAAGTTGGTGATGAAGGGATGGCAAGAGCTATCCACATGGACTTGAGAGCTAATGATCATATCCATCAAAGTAACTTCAACCCTGACCGTCATTTTTATGGCGAATTTGATGAAGTTATAAAAGTTGCCGAAGAGTGGGCAAATGAGTATTTGAAATAGGTTAAATTGGTAGTTAAAATACTTTCTATGTTGTTGATATGAAAGTATGGAATTCTTATAAGTTTTATATTATTGATACCACAATAATCTGACTTGATCTTATCATTGATTTGAACAATTTTTAAGTTTTTAAGTTTTGTTTCTTTGGATTGATCAGAATGAAAACTTAATGGATGATAGTGTTGTTGCCCATCAAACTCTATACAGATGTTATGATCAGGGAGATAGAAGTCAAAGGGGAGTGGTTTCTTGTTTCTACAATCTGAAAATCTTTTTTGCTCTTTGAATATAATTGTGTTGTTGGTTAAATATTCTCTTATTACGGATTCACCTTTTGATGCTTTGCATTTTGGGCAACCATACCCTTTTAAATGATCATGTGAATTTTGGTTGAATTCCCCACATTTAGGGCAAACTATAATGCTTTTGTTTTTGTTCCCAGCATATACAAATTTGTGATAATCATACCTATTTCCATGTACCTCAAGAAATTTATCAATTATTTGACTATGTGAAAGTTTTAGAGAATCATTCAAACATTTGTCACACCCTTGCCCATGTGAATGATTGTCAGGTGATTGAAGGAAATCACCATGAATTTTACATGTTATTATACTTTTAGTTTGAGATCCATTATTTTCAAATTTTTCATAATCGTATCTATCACCGTGTTTGTTGATAAATCTAGTTATGTAATCTAATGTCGTAACAATCTTTGGCATCTTAGTTCTCCTTGGGTTTAAAATCATAATTATTTAGCAAAAAGAAATAGGCAACAAATAAAAAGTATGATATGATCCACCTATAATCAATTCAAAGGAGATTACATCATGGTTCGTTCAGCTAAGTTGATCATGGTCACCGAAGAAAATAATAACAAATTTTACAACATGGTTGACGATGGATCTACAATTGCAGTTGAATATGGTCGTGTTGGGGTTACTTGTCAAACTGCCTCTTATCCGTCATCTAAATGGAGTTCTTTGTTGGCTTCAAAAGTCAAGAAGGGCTACAAGGACATTACCCACTTGTTCACCGAAGCAGTTGTGGCTTCTGGGAAAGTCGCATTGGCTGATATCTCTG